CGTTATAAAGCTCCTGCAATATTAGATGCAGATTTAGCTACTGACTTTGTTGCTGGTACTAATTACACAATTAAAATTTCAAGCGCTTCTGGTGCAGATGAATATTGTATGCTTAACGCAAACGATGTTGTTCGTTTTGCTTCAGGTGCTACTGCTTTAGTTGTTTCTGTTGGAGCTTCTGATACTGCTGATGGTGGATATGCTTCAGTTGTAGTAAAAGCAATTGACGCTGATACTGTTGATAAAACAGCTCTAGATGTAGTAGCCGTGATTGGTTCTGCTTTTGGACAAGGTTCATTAGGTGATGAAGTTGGTGAAGGTTATGCTTACCCAGAAACACACAGAAACCACTTAACTCTTTCTCGTAGAAAGTGTAAAATTAACGGTATCGACTTACACGATGTAACGTGGGTTGAGCACAATGGAAGTCGTCTTTGGTACTTTACTAAAGAGCAACAAATGACTGACCAATTCATGTACGAACTTGAATTGAATCGTTGGTTTGGTAAATCTTCTATGACTGGTGATATTTCTTTCCCAGGTGACGGAGGTACAGCAATTTCTGGTGTTCCAGTTATGGGAGATGGTATCTTGGCACAAATTGCTACAGCTAACAGTTTAACCGCTGCTGCAGTAGGAATTACAGAAGGTGAATTATTGAAATTTATCGGACACTTATCATTAAACTCTCTTCGCCCTACAGGGAACGAATATGTAGTATTTACTGGTATGCAAGGTATGATTCAATTCCAACAAGCAATGACTGCACACCTAGCAACAATGGGTGGAAGCGCAGGCTTAATTGCTGATAAATCAGGAAACGAAGTAAAAGTAGGTTCTAACTTTACCTCTTATACTGCATTAGGTAACAACATCAAATTGGTACACAATCCATGTTTCGATGACCCGAATGTATCTACAATGGCTTCAGGTATTGCATCAGGAGACTTTAATACTGCACAGTTATCTGGATTAATGGTATTTATGGACATGTCAGTACAAGATGGTGTAGCTAATGTTGAACTTATCGCTAAAGGCGCTGAAGGATACAACAGAAACTATGTTAAGAAATATGTTGCTGGTATGATTAACCCTAACGACCCATCTTCAATGATGGCAGCGAATGGGAATGATACTTTCGAATGTCATATCTTATCTGAGTCTGGTGTTATTATTCGTAACCCACAATCTTGCGGTGTAATTAAGCCTCTTGGATTAACAATTTAATTTTAACAAAAACTTTTAAAAAATAGAAAAAATGGCTGTAGAGAAATATCTTAAGCAATACGAAAAATCCGCAACTGGTAATTATTTACTACGTTCTCGCGGTACATTAGTGAATGTTATAACAACAACCTCAGCAAAAACTCTTTCACAAGAAGAGTCTGGAAGCTGTGTGTTTTTAGATGGAAGTGTAACACATGATGTTACATTACCCGCTGTTTCTGTATCTGGTCAGAACTTTAAGTTTATCTGTACTGATTCAACTGCTATAGTAAACATCGTACAAGCAGGCGCTGCTGAAGACTTTATTGGTCTTTTAACTGATGGTGTGTCTACTTTTGATTCCGCAATATCAGGAGATACAAAAATCATTTTTGGTACTTCTTGTCTTGTAGGTGACTATGTAGAATTGACATCTAATGGAACTAACTGGTTCGTTAATGGCGAATGTGTTACTGCTGATGCAATCTTATTCGGATAGTATTTAGTAGTTATTAAAATATTCACCCCTTCTTCGGAGGGGGTGTTTTTAACTTTAACTTTAACTTAAACAAAAAGCAAGATGGAGATTACAAAAAATTTAATTGTGTATAAGCACAAAAAATACAATAGAATTACCAACTTTAATTTAGGAGGTTCTTATAACGACAAGACGGGAAGAACTCAGCAATTAAAAGATATTAATGGTCTAGACACGGTGTTTGTAACAAATAAAGCTTCTTTTATATTAAATAAAGCAGTAGACAACGATAGACTTACTGATGATTGGTTGAGAAATCATCCTGATATTATAGCTGCTTGGGAAAGAACGGATATAGAACAAAAAGAACAAGCAGACACTAAAGAAACATTAGATTCTGCTCAAGCAATTATAGAGGCTGCTAAAATGAATGTAGATGATGTTGTTATGTTTGCTAAACTAAGCAAAATGAACATTAAGTCAAATACAGACGTTTTAAGAGCGAAAATCATTAAGGTAGCACAAGACAACCCAAAGAAGTTTATGGACACTCATTTTGACCCTGAAAAGGATTACAGAGTGTTTATTCTAGATGCCTTAAAGTCGAAAAATCTTTCTTATAAAAACAGTACCTTTATGTACGGTAAGGAAGCGATTGGGACTAACGAGGAACAAGTAATTGTGTGGCTTAAAGAGAACAAAGATATTTTTGCTTTAATCAAGCATGAATTGAGAGGTGATAAGCCAGCAACAAAGAAAAAAACAACAGTAAAACAATAGTAAATGGCTATAATAGGTAGTACAGATAATATGTATGTGAGAATTAGGCAAATAGTCGACAGAGAAGATGTTGCTTATTTTACTGACGCTCAATTACTAATGTATACTGAAATGGCTACTGATGAGTATATACAACAACACTATAATATATTTGAGACTAGCCAAGATGCTAGAGATAAATTACAAAAGTTAGTTGTAAATGATACTATTGATATAAAAGACGGAACAGCTGAGTCTATAACTGAAATGGATGGTGACGCAATATATTACAGACTTCTGTCTGCATATGTTACAGCCTCCCCTAATGTTAATGTAAAGGTTATTCAAATATCAGATATAAATGCTTATTTGAACGACCCTTTTAATAAAGCTGATTCTAGTAATCCTGTTATATATATGGCAGGTGGGAATATTCACTCTATAGGTCTAGGTACAACTGACGTTAATGTTACTGTAAAATACTTAAAGTATACGGTAGCCTTTACTGAGTTAGATGCACATACTTATGAGGAAATAGCTCAAATTGCATCTAGAAGACTTCTAGCTTCGCTAGGAGACCCTAGATACCAATTTTTACAAGCTGAGTTAATGGAAAGATTAACCCAACTCGGAGGTGGAAAATAATAATGGCACATAAGGCGCTTTTTGCTCCCTTGCTTTGAAAGGGTAGATGTGGGAGACTACTCTACCCTTTCTATTTTTAAAATAGAACCATGGCAACACTAAATGAAATAGCGTACAACATTAAGAACATCGTAGAAGGTGGTGTTGGTACTGATGACTCTAACTTGTCCATGAGACAAATTAAGTTCCTTATACACTCTACTAGGGCTAATCTATTAGTTAAATATACTAACAATGGTAGGTTAACATCAGAGTCTATTTATCAAATAGATTTAATTAATCCGAAATCTTCAGGGGTTACGTACAAACCTGTAGTAGGTTTTAACGATAATAGAGCAATAAGAAGTTTAGCGTATAAATCTTCTACTACCATAGATGAAGACTACGAAGCTCTTGCTGTGGTTCAAAATCACGATAGAATGTTTGTATCAGCCTCAAAGTTTATGGCTGCTAATGCAACTAAATATGCGTCTTTAGCAGGGGATAAGTTATATATATTTGAAGGTTCTTCATTAGTTTCCTCTGGTAAAGTGGAAATGAAAGCTGTATTTTTAGACCCTACTACTGTAAGTTCTTATGGCAGCGATGAAGTAACTACCTACCCTATCCCTAGTGAGTTGATACCAACTTTAACTGAAGAAATTATAGGGAAGACATTAAATTTGATGTATACATTAGGTCAAAATAAGAGCCAACCTAACAATCAGAAAGATGAGCGAACTGCAGTTAAAAAAGTACAAGGATAAGTATATAGGTTTAAAAGAGATTTACAGAACTATAAGGAAAGACTTAATATTCAAAAAACAACTTACCTATTCTGTATACTACAAAATAATAACAGCATACTTAACCGAGTTAATAAACCAAGTAGCTGTAGAAAAAGAAGAATTTATTTTACCTAAAAAATTAGGTAAACTATATATCAAAAAAATGGAGCATAAAAGACCATTTCATGTCCAAATAGATATAAATGAGTCTGAAAGAACTGGGGAGATAATAAGAAGGAAAATTCCTATCTTAACTGATTATTATACTAAATTAGTATGGGAAAGACCAGTAAAGTATAAAACTTATAAAGTATTACCTTTGCGGAGGTTTAAATCTTTAATAAACGAAGTAAAAGAATACTAATATGCAACCAAGAATAAGTATAAAGCAAGTAGTCTCATCAGTGATAAGAAATCTTGGCGTACAGGACGCAGCAAGAGAGTTTCATAATTTTGTAGAGTGGGCTTTTGAAGCCGAAAAAAAAATAGGTTCTTTTAAAACTTTTGTTATTAAAGAGGCGACATTAACTATTGCTAATAAGCAAGCCGCCTTACCTACAGACTTTATATCTATAATAGACGTTAAGAATAGTAGTGATATTTACTACCAACCTCAGAATAAACCCTTTAAAACAACTAATGCAAGTGATGTACATTATAGGTATTATATGTCTAATGGGTTCATAAGGTTCTCAATAACTACAGATACAGCCTTAACAATTTCATATAAAGCTTTAGACGTAGATGATGAAGGCTTCCCTACAATAGAAGCTAATCATGAAGATGCAGTTTCTGCTTACATTATGTATAAATACAAAGCGAGAGACTATTACAATCAGAATTTACCAAGATATATTTACGTTGACTTAAAAAGTGAATGGACTAGATTATGCGCTCAAGCTAGGGGTAGTGATAATATGCCTTCTAGAAATGAATTAAGAGCTATCTCTAGAGTTTGGAACAGCCTAATACCTGTTTCTCCAGATTATAATAAATACGACTTGTAATGGCTAAAAGTGTAAAAGAAGAATTACAGAATATATTTAGTGGGAAAAAGAAACCTAATGTATTTTACAAAGGGTTAAACACTGATACTGATGCACATGCAATTGGCACTGACCAATATGTTAGCGCAACAAATGTTAGGCTGTCAAATTCTGAGCAAGATTCTGTTACTCTACAAAATATTAAGTCTGATGTACTTGCTGGAGCACTTACATTTAACACGGTACGGTTTGCTCCAGACCAAGACTATGCTACAACTTATCCTTATGCCGCTACAGGTCATAACAGTTTTTTTGACAACCCTAGTACAAGTAGTGGGACTCCAAGAACCTGGTTAAAGTTTAAAATTAAACTTGCAGATGGAACTTTTGAAGAGGCGGGAATAAAATTAAATAGACCTTCTTCTCCATTTTACGATAAAGTATTTCCTGACGGGCAAAACGCTAGTCATAAGGATATGCTTGGTCATATACTACATGAAATATCAGAAGGATTAAGTGATTCTACGCCAAATTTTAACGATGGAATAAAAACCACTATAAGCCCTGCAATTAATCTTAATGGAGTAGGGTATTTAAATTTTCAGTCCTTAGATTCAACTAATAATGTGCATACAAGTGCAGTAGTGCAAGTCTACTGGTCAACAACGGATACCGACACTTATGGTAGTGCGTCTTGGGAGACTCTGGTGTCTGTAGATAATTCTACAGTAAATCATTGCACACACACAATGCAACCTTTAGCTGTCCAAGATTTTGGTGATTTTGTAGCTATTGTAGGTACGACAAATACCATAAGAACAGAGATTGGTGAATCTAATTCATCTGCAGTAGAAGAGCAAGTAGTGAAGGTGTACTTCTCTGATGCAGATGCAATAACATCGACAGAATTAGTAGTAGAAGGAAACTTCGGCTATTCACAACAAGATGCTGGAGGTTATTATCCCCTTAAAATGGTAAAAGTAGATGAAAACTCTAAGTATAGAAGAATTTACCTTACAG